TAGCCAGGACCAAGGTCTAACTCAAGCCTTGTGTCTTTAAGATTCTGCAACTCTGCTTCTGTTGTTTCCGCATCTGCAGAAATTTTGTCGATCCCTGTTCTTAGCATGTCGTAAATAACCGGATCGTAAAGCTTGCTGCGCACAGTGCTGCTTTGTTTCTCAATTGCCTCTTGGCCTTCCGTAAACCGCTGAGTAACCCTCTGGGTTTCTTTCCTTGCAGCTGCTTGCACGCCAGGCTTTGCTTCTTCGGCAGTAGTTCGAAATGCAGCTGCCCTTTCTGCACTCAAAAAGTTGCCGTTTTCATCAACTCTTAGTCCAGGGGCAGTTCTACCAAGGTGCTCGTTAATGATGCCAGCAACAACTTTTCTTCTGTCTTCAGGGACTACAGCAAGCGCTTCTGGCACCATCTGGAGCATTTGCTGATATGCCTGTTCAAACTTGCCTTCTCCTATTGCCTCTAAGACTCTTTGGCTGTGCGCAGAGGCAATCTGTGAGTCAAGCAGCGACATCCCTTCTTCCGGTGTCGCAAAGCCCAGGCCAGCGTAGTTTTCTTGTATTTGTCGATAATCCTGAGGTGATTTTAAATTAAGGTACAGATTCACCTTGCTTCCAGCGCCGCCCTTGCCGCCAGCAGATACAGGCTTGTCAGTGACCTGCGTCTCAGTCATCATTTGCTGCGTAGCCTTCATGGCCGACTCTTGGCCTGTCATTATAGAGCCAATCTCACGCATCTTGTTTAGTTCGCGAACAAGCTTTGCTTTCTGGTCCTGAAGTTTCAACAAGCGCTCCTCAAGAGACTCCTGCTTTTCAAGACGCTCTGCTACGGCTTTCTCGTGCATATCCAGACGCGTAGTCAGGTAGGCTGTTGTGTAGAATCCAAGGTTACGCATGTCAGCCTCCAAACAGCGATTTAGTAAGTCCAAGCGCTTGCTGTGCTAAGTTAGCATCTGGTGTTTCTGTGTCGTACTCTGCTAAACGCGCCTGCAAGTCTTGGTCTCGGGCAATGGCCTTAGCAACAACCAGTGAGTTTTCAAAATTATCTTGTGAGCGCTGAGCTGCTGCTTTTTCATTTGCCGCAATCATCTGTTGGATGCGGGCTTCTTCAGCACGGCGCTCTTGGATGTCTGCTGCGCTGATCTCTTTAGATACGTCTCGAGCGGCTTTCTGCTGCTGTTCCTCGCGCCCTAACAGCATCCTGGCAGCAATGGCCGCGTCGTCTACTTGCGGGGCTCCAAGGGCCTCTTGCTCGCGCATAATGGCACGCTGGGGATCCATGAGTTGCTGCTCAAGAACAGCCCGCTCTTCCTCGGTCAGTCCAAGAGTCCCCATCTCCTGGCGACGCAAGAGTTCGCGCAACTCTCTTCGTGAGCCTTGGGTCTGGATGAGGTTACGGATGCCGCCTACAGTGGCCCCTGCAACACCGCCAATCAAAGCACCAGGCAAGCCTAACCCTGCAGCAGCACCAAAGGCAGCGCCACGAGCTGCACCTGTGCCAGCGCCAGCGCCAAGATCACGCATGACCAAGTTAGGGCTGCGACTCTTCTCTTCTGCCATTACAACCATCCCTCAACTGAGATTGACCAGTGTATAAACTTGACTTTAGCACCATTGGTTTTGCCTACCAACGCTACACGCCAAGTGCCTGCGCTAACGTTGTTTTCTAAAAAGGTCCCCATCTTAGGATAGCGCTTTAGAATCTTTGCCTTAGATGCGCTTGTTGCGGCATGCTGAATGTCGTGACCGTTCTCTTCAATAGAACCGCAGGAGACAAACTCTTTGCGGATGTAATTAGAAGACACAATGCGGTTATTAACGGTATTAATGTCCAAAGGCTCGTTATCCAGCACTACCTGTATGTTTGATGTAGCCGTAACGCTGTTCACAGTGCCGCTCAGAGCGTCATCCTCATGCACTGCCTCAATATGAAAATGCACAAGCATACAACTCAGCTGCCTTGGAACATTCAACATCACAGCGGTATTGGGTATAAAGTTGAATTGTGAGTTGGCCAAAGTCAAGCCGCCTGCTGTGTTGCGACAAGTGTTGTATCTGCTCAAGAACGTCACAAGCTGACGGGGCGCTGTGCGAACTTTGCCGCCTTGAACGCCGCTAATCAGGTCCATTGTGTTGGCTACACCGTTGTATGTCCCCGACATGAGTTGCCTGTGGGTGGCCCAATCGGTGCTGTAATCAGCGCCCAACACTTCGCCATTCACATACTTGCTCATTCTGCTCAGGTTGGTGTTCAGGTCACCGTCGTCTATTGTGCCCGCAGTAATGGTGACTGGTATGTATGCCACTACGCCCCCTTCAGGTGCATGGCTGCTAAATAGCAGCGTCGCAAAGTGATTGACGCGTCTGTTCCTTGTGGATCTAAAAATGCAGGCCCTATGTCAGCAATGTGGCTTACAGGAGGACTCGCGCCATTATTCATGCCTGTAAGCAGCCCAGCCAATACAAGCCGAAAATACCTGTAGGTATGAGTGGATGGCGTTGGCCGCAAGAACCAGGCAGAGCCTGTTGTGTACAGTTCATTTGCGTTGTGCGGATAACGATACACTATGTCGTGATTGCCAATGTCCGTATACATGGCAACATGCGGAATAGGTGTAAATGCCTTGGTCGTGGTGTTCGAAACCTGCAAGGTATTGTAAGCAACTCCACCAATAGTGGTGCCTGAAAAACTGCCTTGGTTGGGTACATCCGTCCATGTAGAGCCGTTTGTAGACCACTGCAGCCAAACACCCCAGAACAGCCCACCTGCGGCCTCATACACAGAGCCTGAGTACACATTGCCTGTGCTCAACACTTGAGCTGTGACTTCAAGGTTCCAGTACACTCTCAAGACATCGTACTGCTCTAAGGTCTGCAGAGACCCCATGTCCAGCACCATGTCTACATTGCCGTTTTTCTGCAGGACTAAAGGCGATAGGGCATGTGCGCCTGTAGTGTAGGTCTTGGTGTACCCAGGCGCTTCAGTGTTCTGACTGGCTGAGGCGACAACCATAGAAGCAGTCGCGTCCATGTGCCACAGGTCTATGCTTTCTGAGCGGACATTCTCATCATTCAGTTGCCCAGTCTGCGTCTGCACATCTGTAAATTTAGTGTTGGTGGCAGCAACCTCAGCGGTCTCGCCAGCGACAAAGTTGCTGTTTAGAATAGAAGCCATCAGCGAAACCTGTTCAAGATAGACATGCTTGTGCCAGCAAAAAAGAGCTGCGGGTATCCAACAGCGTCGTTGTTTGTGCCGTCTGCACCCGAAGGGCTGTACTTCCACCTAAAGCCTACGCGCACTGTTCCCTCTGCTACTGGTGTAGAGCCCACAAGGTAGAATGCGCCGATTGGTGCAATGTAGCCTCCCACTGTTTCAATCAAAGGCACGTTATCGACGGTCACCTGGAACTTGGCAACACGCGGATAGTATGCGGCCGTTGCAATTGATAAATGAACCCAGCCTCGAGCCTCGATCTGGAGCATCCCCTCTTTGCATTGCAAAGTTTCAGATGCCGCCTCAATCCAGCCTGAGTTGTAGGCAGCATATGTTGTGTTGGCAAAAGAATGCTGACCAAGCGTAGAGTTGCTGTAAACCCTGTAATCGCTGTTCATTTCAAAGTGATGAATGTCAGCTCGGTAAAATGGTGTACTGGTACGTGCCGTGTTGCTGTCGTAAACAAACTCAGCATTGCCAATGCTGGTTTGCGGCAAGTTGTCTCGGTCTAAGCCACCGTTGAGCATTGACTTGTAAGCGTTGTACTCGCTGTTGAAGCCGTCTACATCAACCACGTTGTTGGCACGGGGCTCACCCTCTTTCCAGATGTAACTCATGCGCGCCTCCTGGTTGCTGGGGTCTCCTTGCCGTCACCGACAATCATACCCTGAACAGTATAGTCGATATGGTATCCTATAAGAACAACGTCGTTGCTGGTGACGAGTTCCCACTGGAAGTAAGAGCATGCCTTGTTGGGTACAGGAAAGCGCAGTTCGGTCAAGAAACCCTCTTGCCACGTATCGGTTCCGTACACTGCTTTATCGTAGACTGCTTGGTCTGGGTGATCGGGCCTTTGGAGCTTCCGATCAGTGGTGGAGGTATACTCGTAGCTATGGTCTAACCGATACCGAAGTTGGATCGTGTTATCGCCGCCGTAAGTCTTGACCATCAAGTAGACGTACTTCACGAACTTCTTGCGCGAGGGATCCCCGAAGTCAAGCATCGGTGACCGAAACACGCTGTTGTAAGGATCTTTGTTTACAACGGTTCCAATCTGCGTGTCAGGGTCATAGGTATACGTATACCCTTGCTGCCGGATTCGACTGACTACGAAGAGGCCGCTCTCTTCATAGTCCTGCGTGCCACCCGTCTTGTGTCCAAAGACAATGTTGCCTGCAGCATCTACAGCGACACTCCCAACAGGAAAGTCTTTGCGCAAACTCCAGGTCTGCTTGTCTGTGTGAAACACGATGCCCAGGTTTGGCTTAGGAGCCCCTTCAGTAGGTACATAGAAGTGCACCTCGCGCCACTTAGCGCTGTATACAGCAACCGCACGACCAAGAGCCTCTTTGGTAAACGTACCAACAGACTTCATGATTGGATGCGATACGCGCTCCACAGAGACCTGTGAGCCACCATCGAGGCTGCCTCGGTACAGGTAGATGCCATCAGTGCCCAAGAACATGACACCGTTCATCTCTGGCACCGTCACAATAGCCTTGGGTGACTTTGAGCCTACCCCTTCCACAAGAGTGGTGCTTACAAAGTTGGGATATTCGCCCGTGACTACATCTACACTGCGCTCCCTCAGCACAAGCAGCAGGTCATAGTAAGCATGGAGCCCTGTGATGCTGCCGCCAGTGCGAGAGCCAAGCTCAATAAAGTTCAGCGCTCCGTACTGGTCCGGCTTGCCTGGGTTGCTAAAGAACAGCGTGGTGCTTTGCGACGCTCCGCCCTCCAAGAACAGGCACCCTTTGAAGGCTGCTCCAAACCTTGCGCCAGGGCATGGGAAAGGCACGCTGTCTGTAACCGAGGGAGCCAAGCTTGTAAGTTCAGAATCTCCAACAGCATCATAGAAGAACGGCTCTTCAGGATTGTCTACCTGGGCAACAAAGTAGAAGCCTGTGAAGTCGTTGCTCTTGCTTCTATACAGCCTGCGCGCAACAATCTGCGGGTACTCTCCTTTGGGTATATCTACCTGCCCAATAAAGCGGTACTCATTAAAGGTGCCGCTGCTGGGAGTGTCCCACTCAATAGTGTTGCTGTTGTGACTAATGGGGCTCTCAGACCCGCTGTCGCTCACCAGTGTCACAATCCATTGATACCTATTGGTTGCATCGCCTGTAGGGGAGCCAAGGCCGCGCTCGGACAGATTGTCTTCAGAATCTTCCTTGGTCGCAAAGATAGCGCAAGACTCGCCGTAGTCTACGTCTACATCAGCAGCGTCAGTAAAGATGCGCCAAGCATGGGGAGCCGCAGGTGCCCTTTGAAAGCCAAGAACCGACGACCAACTTGCAGAATTTGCATTATCGCGATTAGAGGGCCATCCTTTAAACTTAATAGGCTTGTCCTCGCCGTTTAAGATGACAAGGAAAGGCCCAAAAGGCACAAAGAACGTACCTATATCGTTATTTGCATAACGCGTTCTGCCGGTGTCAATCTCTTCGGTGCGGTTGTTCGTTGGATCCAAAACGCTAAGGCTGCCTTCAGACTCGAAGATGACGTACTGCTGTGCACCGTTGTGTTGCGTCCAGATGTACAATGAGCGGATCTGATCAAGCGACCCGAGAATGCCGTACTTAGACTGAGCTGTCAGGTACTTCTCGTAGCCAAGCCTGTTGTCCCAGCCCTTGGTTGCAGGGTCTACCGTGTAGTTCTCAATCAGAGAAGCGCTCAATAATGCAGGAGGCTCCTGCTGATCCATTCCTTGGATAAGAGGCGCAGCAAACTTCTGATTGGTGTTCATGTCAGGTGCCTGAGTAAGGGGATGGGGCGCTGGTACATGTTAGTCTGCCGCCAGTGGCCCTTGATGAAGGTGCTCTTCCTGGTAGTCAGGTAGCGGTTCTCAATGTCCTGCAATCGACGGTCAGCCTTCTGACGGTAAATCTCGCTCTGCGGCAGATTGTTGTGCTTTACAAACAACTCTTGGCACACACGGTAGACCAAATAGTCATGGTGCTCTGCAGGGAAGATTGGCGCGTCTGCGTCGTCAATCAGTTTAGTTGGCCGAAATAGGTAGCGCAGCGTGAGCAGATAGTCTTGGTCCTGCCGAGGATACAGACGAAAACGCTGGTACATTCCCTCGTGCTCTGGAAGCCTGGTGCCTTCACTGAGATATTCAGTCGCCAGCCCGAGGTTGGAAAGTGCTGTAGTCGCTGCTGTCTGGTCCCCGTTCGAGACCACATAGAACGCATCGCTCTCAGGCCCCCGCAAGTAGATGCGTTTATTCAGGCCGCTGGTAGAAGTCGATTGCTGCATGGCAGAAATGTCTGCCTGCTGTAGGGCAATCAGCGTTACAAAGGCGCTCACTGGAGACGGAG